AGCGAAGCACAAGAGCGCGGGCCGCATTGACGGCATGGTGGCGCTGACGATGGCTATGGGAGTCGCGCCGATGGAAGTCGAGACCGTCAAATCGTTTTGGGACGCCGCGTGACAGGATGGCGAAAGCATGAGCATTGCTTCGCGTTTCGGCGCGGCTTGGCGCGGGCTGAAGGGCGCAGAGTCGGTTAACTCATCGCTAGAGCTATTCCGCGAGGTGTACGGTAGCCGCCTGTCCGATGCAGGTATGCCGATCACCTGGTGGACCGCGCTGCAAACGACGACCGTGCTTGCCTGCGCGCGCGTGAAGGCGGAGGGTTTGAGCGTCCCGTTTCGGCTTTACCTCGAGACGGAAGGCGGGCGCGTCATTGCCAGCGATCATCCAGTCCATGTGCTGATTAGCAAGCGCCCGAACGGGTGGCAGACGAGCCTGGAGTTTTTGGAGACGATCAGCTTTCACCTCGACCTGACGTTCAATGCGTTCGTGTTTGTCAATCGGGTGGGAGCGCAACGGGAAATCCGCGAGCTGATTCCGATTGAGCCAAACCGCGTTCGCGTTGAGCCAAACGACGATCTAAGCCCGCGCTATTTTGTGCGCGGAAAGTCCGGAGCAGAGCAGGAATTCCCGCGCGATGCGATCTGGCACCTGCGCGGACCGTCATGGAATTCGTTGGTCGGCATGGATGCGCTGGTTCTGGCGCGCAATGCTGTTGGTCTTTCTGCTGCGCTTGAGCGTGGACAGAGTGAAGGTCAGAAGAATTCGCCGCAGACAACGGCGACGTACAGCGTGAACGAAAAGCTATCGCCGGAGAAATTCCAGTTTCTTTCGGCGTGGATGGACAAGCATTTGCCGGGTGGAGAGCGTGCCGGCAAGCCGATGATCCTCGACATGGACGCGAAGTTTGCGCGGCTTGCGATGAGCGCCGCGGATCAGCAGCTTATTGAAACGCGCAAGCATCAGATTGAGGAAATCTGTCGCGCGATGCGTGTGTGGCCGATCATGGTCGGACATGCCGGCGATCAGTCTCCGACGTTCGCGAGCGCTTCGGAATTCTTTCAGGCGCACAAGACATACACGCTCGATCCTCTGTATCGGCGCATATCACAAAGCGCGAACGTCAATCTTCTGAGCGAGCAGGAGCTTCGTGACGGCTACTACACGAAGTTCGTCGTCAACGCCTTGATGAGCACCGCGCCGCAAGCAAAGTCTGAATACTACGCAAAGGCGCTTGGATCGGGCGGCACGAAGGGATGGCTGACGCAAAACGAAGTGCGTGATTTTGAGGACATGGATCGTTCCGACGATCCAGATGCAGACAAGCTGCCGCAGCCGACAGCAAAGACGCCTCCGCAAGAGCGGCCGGCGCAAGGAGCATGACGATGGACCGCTTGCGCTTTGACGTAGAGGTCAAGTTTGCCGCCGATAAAGCCGGCGTCTTTTCCGGGTACGGTGCGATCTTTGGAAATGTCGATAGCTACGGCGATGTTATCGAGAAAGGCGCGTTCAAGGACACGCTGCGCGCTTGGGAAGACAAAGGTAAATTCCCGCCGATGCTATTGCAGCACGGCGGCGGCATGTTTGGCGGCAATGCCGACGATCTGCTCCCGGTCGGCAAGTGGACATCGATGGAGGAAAACTCCAAGGGGTTGAAAGTTGAGGGGGAGCTGTTCGCGCTCAACACTGAACGCGGACAGTATATCTACGAGGGCATGAAGGCCGGCGCGCTGGACGGTATGTCCATCGGCTATCGCGTGAAAAAGTTCACGCAAGGCACGAAACCGAACGAGCCGCGCCGCAAGCTGGAAGCTATCGAATTGATGGAGCTGTCAATCGTCACGTTTCCGGCGAACGACAAGGCGCGGATCGGGGCTGTCAAGGCCGCTCAAGACATCAAGACAATTCGGGAATTCGAGGACTTCCTGCGGGACGCAGGCGGTTTCTCGCATGCCGCTGCAAAGGCAATTGCAGCGCGCGGTTTCAAGGCTTCGGACTCTCGGGATGAGAGCGCGGCCGGCGTGGCAGGCATCATCAATCGGATGCTTGCGGATCACATCACATCATCCATGAGGGTTTGAAAATGACGACCGAAACTGTGACCGATGAGGTCAAGCAGGCGATGCAGCCTGTGATGGCTGCCTTCGATGCGTTCAAGAAGAGCGTCGATGAGCAGATCGCGGAGGCCAAGAAGGGCATCAACGATCCGCTGCTGACCACGCGTCTCGAGAAGATCGAGGGCGCGATGGACAAGGGCATCGAGGCCGCCAACGCGGCGGCGGCTGCCGTTAAGGCCGAAGCCAAGGCGCGCGAGGAACTCGAGCTGAAAATGGGCCGCATGAATTTGGCGGGCCATAGCGAAGAGAGCGCGAAGCGCGTGATTGAGCTGAAAGAGTTCAATGGCGTTCTGGCTGCCGCGCACAGCGAGCGTAAGCAGGCTTTCGCTCCGCTCGATCAGGGCGGCTACGACGCCTACAAGAGCGCCTTCGACGCCTTCATGCGCAAGAACGAGCGTATGCTGACGCCGGAAGAGGTCAAGACGCTCTCGGTCGGCAGCGATCCGGACGGTGGTTACTTCGTGACGCCTGATGTGTCAGGCCGCATCATCAAGAAGGTCTATGAGACTTCGCCAATTCGCCAGAATGCGAGTGTGCAGACGATCACGACCGACGCGCTCGAAGGCATCGAAGACCTTGGCGAGGCCGGCGCGGGTTACGCCGGAGAGCAGTCGCAGGGATCGGATACCACGACGCCGCAGATCGGCAAGTGGCGTATTCCGGTGTACTGGATCGATACCGAGCCGAAGGCGACGCAGCAGCTTCTTGACGACGCTGCCGTCGATATTGAGGGCTGGCTGAGCGGCAAGGTCTCGGACAAGTTCAGCCGCTTTGAGACGAATGAATTCGTCACTGGCGCGGCGAACAAAATTCAGGGCTTCGTCAACGGTTACACCATCGCGGCTGACAGCGGCTCCGGCGTTACCTGGGGCCAGATCGGCTACAAGGCCACCGGCGCATCCGGCGACTTCGCTGCGTCAAATCCGGTCGATAACATCATCGACCTGATGGGCCTGCTCAAGAACGACTACCTCGCGAATGCGAAGTGGTACACGCGCCGCAGCGTCATCACCAAAATCCGCAAGTTCAAGGATTCGACCGGACAGCTTCTGTGGCAGCCTGCGATTTCGCAGGTCGCTCCTGAAACGCTGCAGGGTCATCAGGTGGTGCGCTGTGAGGACATGCCGGCGATTGGCGCAAACTCGCTGTCGATGGCGTTCGGCGATCTGATGCAGGCGTATCAGATCGTTGATCGGCAGGGCATCCGCGTGCTTCGCGATCCCTTCACCGCCAAGCCATTCGTCAAGTTCTACACGACGAAGCGTGTCGGCGGCGGCGTCGTGAACTTCGAGGCGATCAAGCTGCTCAAGTTCGGCACGTCCTGACGGCAATCTTGGCGGCGCATCGTGCGCCGCCTTTCTCTTTCATCCATTCGCAGAGGAATAGCGCGATGCGCGATATCACTAATCGACTCCATGTGAAGCCGGCCTTCGCGCCGAAGGCGGCTGTCACCGACAACACGGCGCAGGTGTCCACGTCGTGCGATACCAAGGGTTACGATAGCTGCATGCTGGCGTTCATCACTGGCGCGAACGCCGATGCTGACGTGACCTATACGGTGCTGATCGAGGACAGCAACGACGACTCGACCTATGCGGCGGTCGATGATGCGTATCTGAACGGCACCGAAGCGCTCGCCGGCTTCCAGTACGACGACGACGGCGAAGTGCGCAAGATCGGCTATTGCGGCCCGAAGCGTTATGTCCGCGCGACCATCACCCCGGCGAACAACACCGGCAACGTGTTCATCGCCGGAACTTGGGTGCTCGGGCATCCATCGCGTCAGCCGACGGCGAACCCGCCGCAGTAAGCGAGTGACGGCGGGCCTCCAAGCCCGCCGCTCTTTCGGAGCGCCGCATGTACCGTCCCGTCCTCGTCACGCCTCCGAGTGAGACGCCGGTTTCCGTCGAGGAAATCAAGGAGCAGTCGCTGATCGATCATGACGATCAGGACGGCAAGATTGAGCTGCTGATCGCAGCGGCGGTGTCGCATCTGGACGGATGGACCGGCACATTGGGCCGCGCGCTGTGCGAACAGACATGGCGGCAGGATTACGACGATTTTGCATCTTGTCTGCGGCTGCCGCTTGGGCCGGTGCAGAGCATCGAGGCCGTCACCTATATCGACACTGACGGTATCGAGCAGACCGTTGACGAGGCCGATTACACGCTGCGCACCGATAGTCTCGGCTCCTATGTCGAGTTCGGTTGTGAGTATTCTTTCCCTTCGCTCAATTCCGCCAACGCGGCTGTCAGTGTTGAGTTTGTCGCCGGCTATCCCGTAACGGATGGAGCATGGACCGGGCCGGCCGCGATCAAGCACGCAATCATGCTGCTGGTGGCGCACTGGTTCGAGAATCGAGAGGCCGTGCTGACGGGGCAGAGCGCGGCTGCTGTTGCCTTGCCTCTCGGTGTTGACGCGTTACTCGCGCCGTACCGGCGCATTCATATCTAACCGGAGACTATCCTATGAGCGATTTGAGCATCACGGCTGCGAACGTCGTGGCGGGGAGCAATGCAGTTATCGACCGCGCGCACGCGGCAGGCGAGACGATCACGGCAGGCAAGGCTGTCTATCTCGGAAGCGGCGGCAAATGGATGCTGGCAGATAGCAACAGCGCCACGGCGGCGGCAAAGACGGCAGGCGGCATCGCGCTCAACGGCGCGTCGCTCAACCAGCCGCTCGCAGTCTTGAAATCTGGTGACATCACCATTGGCGCGAGCCTAACGGCCGGCGCGCGATACTATCTCTCCGAGACGGCCGGTGGAATTCAGCCGGAAGACGATCTTGGCAGCGGAGAGAATGTCTGTCTGCTTGGCCTCGCCAAATCGACCAGCGTTCTCGCGGTCAACATTCAGACGCCGGGTGTCACGCTCTAATGGGTGCGGCTGGCGAGCTTCGCTATCGCGTGCATTGCCAGCGCCGCGCCGATGTTATCGACGGCTACGGCAATACGAATGGTGAATGGCAAACGGAGTTTACCGTTGCTGCGGCCTATCGCCACCTGCGCGGAGGTGAGGACGTGATAGCGGCTCGTCTTTCAGGCAGGCATCCAGCGATCATCACCGTTCGGGCATCGAGCCAGAGCGAGCAGGTTACGACAGACTGGCGGCTTGTCGATGCGCGCGATGGCACCGAATGGGCGATCAGCGACGTGACGGCGGAAACTGACGGGCAATATATCGCGCTGCTTTGCGTGAGCGGTGTGGCGACGTGAAAACGGTCGTGACGACGGCGGCGCACAGCTACCGCCCAAAGCGCGGCGTGATTATCGAATATCGCGCCGGCCAAACTTATCTGCGCGTTCCGGAAGCGGCGGCACGTTCGATCCTCGACGCGGGCGCGGGCTACATACCGGAAGCGGAGCGCAGCGAAGATGACCAGCCCCTCTCTTGAGTTGCAGGGCGCTGTCGTGGCGCGGCTGGCGTCCTATCCGGGCCTCGTCGAGCTGATCGGCGGGCGTGTTTATGATCGCGTTCCGGCAGACGCCGTGTTTCCTTATGTATCGATTGGCGCTGACCAGATGTTCAGCGACGACGCGGAGTGCATCACAGGATTTGAGATCACGTTTCAGATCGACGCATGGTCGCGCGCTGTCGGCTTTCCAGAAGTCAAGCGCATCGCGGAGCAGATCAGGCGAGCGCTGACAGACGACGATATCGAACTCACCGACAACGCGATGTTGTCGCTTGAGCATAGTCAGACGCGCATGTTGCGCGATCCTGACGGCCTCACCAACCACGCGGCAATCCAGTTTGTCGCCATTATCGAGCAACCATAGGAGACTGAAATGGCACAACCGACAACTGCGCGGTTTGGCAAGTTCAAGGTGTATCTCGGCGACGACGGCGATCCCATTGTCTATACCGCGCCGTGCGGCTTCACGTCGAAGTCGCTGACGCTGACCAAGAGCCTCGCTGAGGTCAATCTGCCCGACTGCGACGATCCCGACGCGGTGGCGTGGGTCGGGCGCGATGCTTCGAGCCTGTCGGCATCGGTGAGCGGTGAGGGCGTGCTTGCGGCGGAGTCGGTCGAGACGTGGCTCGATGCGTGGGAGAACGTCGAGAGCGTCCCGGTCAAGATCGAGGTCGAATTTCCGGCCAAGACGATCACGTGGACTGGCTACATGCACGTCGCGACGTTCACCAGCGGCGCACAGCAGGGCGGTCGCGCTACGGCCAACATCGAAATGCAGAGCGATGGCGAGCTTGAGCGCGTGGTGACGCCTTGAGCCGTGACGGTTCGATCACGCTCGCATGGGCTGGCGGAGAGCATCTGTTTCGGCTCGGCTGGGGTGAGCTGCGCTCAATACAAGAAGCGTGCGATGCAGGGCCGTTCGTCGTTCTGGAACGGCTTGGCAACGGAAGCTGGAAGCTGGAAGATATTTCCAGCGTCATTCGTTTTGGGCTGATCGGTGGCGGCGTGCCGCCTGTCGAAGCGTCAAAGCTGGTCCGACTGTATGTCGAGAAATTTCCACCGGCTGAAAGCTGTATTGTTGCGCACGCTGTTTTGACGGCCGGCTGCATCGGCGCGCCAGAGGAACAGATCGAAAAAAAATCCGAGGCTCCGGATCGGGACAGCAACGACTCGACGACCTTCCCAACGGAAAAATCCGGTTCGGAGCCATCTACGGAGTCTGCCACAAGCTGAACATGACACCGCAGCAAATCGACGCCATGTCGATGTGGCAATACTTCGCGATGGTCGCTGCTGCGAGCGAAGATGCGAGCAAGCTGACGGAAGCCGAAGCAAACGACCTTTGGGAATATGTGAGCGATGGCGAAAGAGGATGACGAATTCGAGCGCGCCATCGGACAGCTATCGTTCAAGCTGCGACGCCAGATTGCGGAAGCGATCAAGGCGGAAGCTGATCGTCTTGCCGATGCGATCAAGGCCGCTGCTCCGGTCAAAACCGGCAAGCTGCGCGACAGCGTGAAGGTGCGCAGGACGCGCAACGAGTTGACGCTGTACGTGACTGCGGGCGGCGATGAGACGACGAAAGAAGTTCGGTCAGGTTCTGGCGTCGAATACGACTACGCGCTCGCGACCGAATACGGCACCTCGAAAGAGAATGCGCAGCCGTTTTTCTATCCTACGGCACGTGAGCTTGAGCCAAGCATTCGCGAAAATATCGAACAGGCTGTGAGTGAGGCGCTCGAATAGCTATGGCTCCATCGCTTCGCATTCCAGTTTCCGCGAACCTTGACGATTTCAAGAAGCGGATGGACGACACGGTGTCGCTTGGCCGGACGGCCGCGCGCAAGGTAGCGCAGCATTTCCTCGAAATGAATAAAGAGATTGCAAGTTCTGCCGCGTCCGCCGTGTTTGCTGGCGCGGCGGCAAATGCTTTGCGGTTTGCAGGACAGATTGCGCTTGTGATCGGCGCGGCCAAGCTGATGGGCGATGCCATCGGTGCGGCGCGCGATCAGCTTAAAGACATGGTCGAGATCGCCGATAAGGCGAAAAATCTTGGCGTCTCTGGATCGTTCTTGCAGGGCTTTTCTGCCGAAGCGAAAAAGCTGCAAGTCGAAGTTGATGATCTCGAAGGCGCGCTTTCGCACGCTTTCAATGCGACAAAAGACAAGTCGCCGATTGATCTTGGCGAATGGGAAACCGGCAAAGATCGTATCACCGAGGTTGAAAAGGCGCTTCGCGTTTACAACGCCACACTTGCAAAGGCTGCAGGACAGCAGTTGCAGGGCCTTGTTCTTTTCCGCGATGCTGACACACAGGAAAAGAAAATTCAGGCCGTGCTGCAAGCAATGGTGCAGCTTGAGGGCATCGGCCAAAAGGCGGCGGCGCTCGATCTCGGCGAGAAAATGTTCGGCTCAAAATTCGTCGATAACATTCGGCAAGGCCGCACGTCTGCCGAAGGATTGCTTGAGACGCTCCGCACGGCTGGCCTTGGTGCTAACAGCATTTTCCCCGATGCGCTGGTGCAGCGCGCGAAGGAAATGGACGATCAGCTTAAGATCGCGCATCAGCGGCTTTCGACAGCGCTCAAGCCGTCATGGAACGATCTTGCTGACGTGCTGCTGACGATCAAGGGCTATTGGTCCGAGACGATTACGCTAATCGCAAAGGCTGTTGAGCTATCGAACCAAATCCGAATTCCTGGGATTGTAAGCGCTCCGGCAGATGATGTTGATGCCAAGCGCAGCGCGCTTGCCGCCGTCAATGCGCGGTTGTCGGGTCAGGAAGGTGCGGGGCATCTTGGCGCGATTGAACTGCCGCCGCTTGATATTCCCGGCATCGGCAACGTCATCAGGGGGACGCGCGCTTGGCTCGAAGAAGCGCGCGATCGGCTGCAGCAGGAAATTGCCGCGCTGACGAATGGCGAGGGTGAAGGGCCACCCAAGAAGCCGACGCGCGGAACGGGCGACGCGCCAACGCGCAAGCCGACCGACACGGGCGGAATGCGGGATCGCTTTGAAACCGGCGTCGATACGATTGAAAAGCGCACGGCCGCACTGAATGCCGAAGCCGAAGCCATCGATCTTGGCACGATTGCACGCGAGCGCGCAAAGATCGTCGCTCAGCTTGAAACGGTTGCGAAGCAGGCGAACGCTGCGGCCGGAAAGGGCGAGAACGTCGTCACGGAAGAGCAGCGCAAGCAGATCGAGGAAGTCGCGAACGCCTATGGCAAGGCCGCCGATGCGGCTCAGCGCGCCAAGATCATGTCGGATATTAAATTCGATCTGGCGACGGCATGGCTGACGCAGGAAGATGTCGCGATTGCGCGCGCTCTGAAAGAGACATACCCGGATATTGCGTCTGGCCTTAACAGTGTTGAAGCAGCCGGAATGCGTGCGGCGAACAGCATGAAATCGCTGTCGAGTATCGGACAAGAGATCAACCGCAGTCTGTTTACACAATTCGGGCAGAACATCCGCAACGGCATGAATGCCTGGGATTCGTTCCGCAATGCTGGCCTCAATGCGCTCGGCCGCATTGCCGACAAGCTGCTGGAAATGGCGGCGGACAACCTCTGGAAGGGGCTATTTTCCAACCTTCTCGGCGGCGGCGCGGGCGGCGGCGGACGGCTCAAGCTGCTTGGTTTTGCCGAAGGTGGCTACACAGGGCCGGGCGGCAAGTATCAGCCGGCAGGCATCGTCCATCGCGGCGAATACGTCATGCCGGCGCGCACGGTGCAAAAGCTCGGTGTGCGGACGCTTGATCGATTGCGCGGCTATGCTGAGGGCGGGCTGGTGACGCCATCGTTGCCGATGCTGCCGCGCTCCATGTCGAATGGCGAGCATTCCTCGATCAGCATTGGCGGCAGTACCGTGATCGTGCAGGGCGACGCCAGCGAGAAAACGATTGGCCTCATCAGGCAGGCGCTGACGCAATACGATAGCACGCTGCCAGCGAAGGTTGTCGGCAGCGTGCGGGACGCGCAAAAGCGCCGGGTGCTGGCGTGACCATCACCTATCCGCTTGACCTGCTGTCTGACTTTCCCGGCTGGACGACCAAATTCGAGCCGATGCTTCGGCAGGAGCAATCCCGCACGGCGGCGGGGCGCACCTACACCAAGGATTTGGGACCGTCGCTCTGGCAGCTTACGGCGGTCAGCAAGCCGCTCAAGCCAAACGAGCTTGATTACTGGCGCGCGCGGCTGAACATGCTTTCTACGACCTCCCAGACGTTCTACGGGCGGTCTCTGTCGCGTTGCTATCCGATCCTCTATCCGCGCGGGACGTGGCCTACGGGCGGCGCGTTCAGCGGGACGGCGACGCTGGCGAGCATCGTGACCGGCCAGCAGAAGATCACGGTCGAGGATTTGCCTGCGGGCTATAAATTCTCGGTCGGGGATCATCTGTCCATCGGTAACGACCTGCACCAGGTGCAGGAGGAAGCGACGGCGGACGGATCGGGCATCACGCCTGAATTTACGGTGTGGCCGAATATCTGGCCCGGTGTCGTCGCGGACGTTGACCTGCGGGTGAAGGAGCCGCGCTGTCTGATGACTGTCGTTCCCGGCTCTGTCGAGACGACGGCCGATGCACAGACGGGCATGGGCAGCGTGACGTTCTCAGGCGTTGAGGATCGCGGCTGATGCGCTCACTCACCGAAGAGAATTTCGACGCGCTGTCCGAGCGGCGGCTTGTGGCGCGTGACTTTCTCTGGATCATCGCCCGCGATCTCGATACAGGCGATCCGGTCACAGACGGGCTTTGGTCCGATGTCGGCACAACGACTGTTGACGTGATCGATCCCGATACGGGCGCGGTGCAATCTCGCAGCTTCACTGGCGCGGCGTCGCTGGTGCAGATCAGCGCCATCCCGCTGGTGAGCAATATCAGCGTTCAGAACGTGACGATCACGCTTTCGCAGATCGCGGAGCATGTCGTCGATCTTGTGCATGGCTATGACTGCAAGCAAGCCAAGGTCCAGATATTCCGTGGCCTCTACGATCCCGATACGCGCGATCTTGTGTCTCCTGCTATTCCGCGTTTTGTTGGATTTATCGACCAGATCAAGATCAACACGCCGCGCGAGGGCGAGGATGGATCGGTCGAGGTCACCTGCACGTCGCACACGCAGGAAATGACGCGGAGCAATCCGGACACGCGCTCTCATGAGTCGCAAATCCTGCGGGCGATCGGAGACACGTTCTACAAGGACGTTAGCGTTGTCGGAGAGTGGGAACACTTCTGGGGCAAGAAGTCCGAGAAGATTTCGACCGCCGGCAAGAATGGCGGCGGCTGGCAATCTGGCGGCTTCGGCTAATGACGGTTCGCCCGGCGGCCATGTGCGATCAGGCAAGAGTGATCGCGCTGCTTCGGAATTTCTATGACGCGCATCGTAGTCGCACGCCAATGCGGTTCGATTTCGATCCCGTCTATGCGTCGCGATTGTTCTCAACTCACGCCTTCGATAAGCGCGCGTGCTGCTTTCTGCTGGACGTGGAGGGCAAGGCGCAAGGCGTGCTGATGGCTGGTGCGTTCGAGCACCCTTTCGCGCCGGTTGTAGTAGCGCGCGAAACCGTGTGGTGGATCGAGCCTGATTATCGCGGCAAAGGCGCGCTGGACATGCTGCGAGCCTTTGAGCGATGGGCCAAGGGCGCGGGCTGCAAATACACGACGATGGGCGCGCTGCAAGACGATAGCGCGGTTCTGACGCTCTACCGGCGCTGCGGTTATCAGCTTGCCGAAACGCATGTGATGAAGCCGCTATGATCGTTACTAGCTGGGCGGCTTTCACGGCGATTGCCGGCCTCATTTCGTTTTTCAGTAGCGGCGTCGGTCTGTTCGCGCTGCAGATGGCCGTTGGCATCGGCCTCAACTACGCGGCGCGCGCACTCGCTGGCAAACCAAAGACGCCGGGCTTTTCCGTACAGGGCAAGCTGCAAGCGGGCGGCGACGTTCCGCGCTCCTTCATGATGGGCTACGGCGCAACGGCCGGCTCGCTGGTCTATGCCAATACCTGGGGGCAGGTCGGAGACAGTCCAAACGCCTATCTTGTGCAGGTGATCGCGCTCAGCGATTTGCCGGTACAGTCGCTTGAGCAGGTGTGGGTCAATGGCGAGCTTTGCGACCTCGAAGCCACGCCGCACGCGGATTACGGCTATCCGGTCACTCAATATCGCAAGGGCGGCAAGGACTATCTCTGGATCAAATTCTATGACGGCTCGCAGACGACTGCGGACGCTTATCTGACCAGCAAATACGCTGACGATCCTGACCGGCCTTACACGGTCGGCCGCGTCGGTACAGGCGTTGCCTATGTCATTTGCACGGCGCTCGTGAACGACAAGCTGTTTAGCGGCTTCCCGACGTTCAAATTCGCGCTCAACGGCGTCAAGCTGTACGATCCGAGCAAGGACTCGACCAACGGCGGCAGCGGTACGCATCGCTGGAATACGCCGGCGACGTGGGGCGGCGATGGCGATCATCTTCCGGCCGTGCAGCTCTACAATATCGTGCGCGGCATCACCTACGGCGGCGCATGGCTCTACGGCCTGCAAAGCATTGCGGCCACGCGGTTGCCCAGCGCCAACTGGATTACGCAGATTGAGAAATGTCGCGACGAGATCGCGGGACCGGACGGCGACGAACCGATGTATCGCGCCGGTGGCGAGGTCGCGGTCAACGTACAGATCGCCAACGGTATCGAGGCGTTTCTGACGGCCTGCCAAGGCAAGCTGTCCGAGATCGGCGGCGTCTACAAGATGCACTGTGGCGCGCCGGGAAGCGCGGACTTCACCTTTACCGACGACGACATTCTTTCGACAGAGGAGCAATCATTCACGCCGTTCTTCGGCCTCGCGGATTCCGTCAACGGCATGACGGCGAAATATCCGGAGCCTGCCGAAGGCTGGAACAGCAAAGTCCCGCCGCCGATCTATCGCAGCGATCTGGAGGAACGCGACGGCAACCGCCGCCTGCTGGCTGATGTGTCGTTCGATGTTGTGCCCTACGCCGCTCAGGTGCAGCGGTTGATGAAGTCGGCAATCGAGGAAGGCCAGCGCGCTCGGCGTCATACGATCAGCCTGCCGCCCGCCTATTGGGTCTGCGAGCCGGGGGACATCGCCGCTTGGACCAGTGCGCGCAACGGATACGAGAGCAAGTTGTTCCGCGTTGACGGCGTGATCGATCAGCCGAATCTCGACGTGACGATTGACTTCACGGAGGTTGATCCGGCCGATTTCGATTGGGATGTTGAGACCGATTTTACGCCTGTTGTCACCGGCACGCTCATTCCGGTGCGGCCAGCGCCACAACCGATCATTGACTGGTACGTTGCGCCGGCGACGATTGTTGACGCTACGGGCGTCTCGCGCCGGCCGGCAATCGAACTGTCATGGGACGGCGATCAGGTCAACGTCTCAGGCGTGCAATTCGAGGTGCGGCTGGAGGCGACGGGGGAGGTTGTCTATCGCGGCCGGACCGACAATCTCGAAGCCGGGTCGATTATCATTTCGCAGAATTTGCTGCCCGATACCGACTATGAGGCTCGCGGGCAGTATATCCCGACATGGCCGCGCGACATGCTGTGGTCGGACTGGTTGCCTGTCACGACGCCGGATGTACGCATGTCGCTGGTTGATTTCGAGGCGGCGGTTACAAATGCCGTCGATACCGAACTGCGCCGCGTCAACGAGCGGCTCAACCGCTATCAGACGCTGATTGACCAGGTGCTTGCAAACACGGCCGCAAACGGCCTGATCGGCGATACCGATTTGCGCGGACAGGCATGGTCGCACCGTGCCGATATTTTGCAGCGGCTCGATTCCATTACAGGCGGCGCATCGGCATCGCTGCTGCAAGTGTGGAGCGTCGCGACCAATACAGAGACGGCGCTTGCGTTGTTCTCGACGACGGTTAACGCGACGCTTGACGGGCACACGGCGACGCTATCGACCTACGGCACCGCGATTGCGTCGCTGAACGGCTACGTTGCGGCGGCGTGGGGCGTCAAGCTGACCGTCGATGGTTATGTGTCAGGCGTTCAGCTTATCAATGGCGGCTCTGGCTCAAGCGCGTTTATCGTGTCGGCCGATGTGTTCAAGGTCGCTTGGCCAAGCATGACGGGCGGATCGCCTGTCGATGTGTTTACGATCAGCAATGTCAGCGGCAGTCCGAAGCTGGTGTTCAAGGGCGACATGCTTGCGGACGGCGTGATTGTCGGGCGCGCGATTGCGGCAGCGACGATCACCGGCGCGAAGATCGATGCCGATACGATTGAGACAAATCACCTGATCGTCAACTCAGTTACCAAGCAGGCTTATGCTGCGTATTCCGCAGGGAGTTATGGCGCATCTACAACTCTCGCATCGGTCACGCTGACCACGAAGTCTGACAAAATTTCTGTCACATGGATGGGCGGGTTCGATGGACAGACATCATCCGGCGTTGCTGGTGTGATGGGAGATATAAGCCTCGACATTCAGGTAGATGGATCGACTCTTCGGCGATTCAAATTCTACTCAACGCCTGGCGCAAACTATGGCTCTGGCGTCGTAGTCGTCTGGAATCAGGTGTGGACGCTTGAAGGAACAATCGAAAATCTGACGCCCGGCAGTCACACGTTCCGCATCCAGAACTTCAATGCGTTCGGTGTAACGATGATGGCTGGATCGATCCGAGTGCAGGACATGTACCGATGAGCGAGCTTGAAGAATTGCGCGCCTACAAGGCCGCGATGGAAGCACGAATTGAAACCATCAAGGAGGCGACGCGACAACAAAGCGCGGAAGAAAGCCAGCATCTGAATCCATTCGCGAGCGGATACGCGAATGGACTGCGTGCCGCTGTTGCGATCCTCAAGGATGAGCCTGTTCGCTTCCGCGCCGATCCGCCGCAATGGACCGATCCTGATTACGTCCGCTTCCCGACTCGCCATGGCGGTATGAGGCATAAATGACCATCGAAAACACCTACGACCTCGGCACCGTATCGGTTGACTCGTCCGGCAACGTCACCGGCTCAAGCGTCATCTGGTCGCTGGTGTATCAGTTTGACATGATCTCGATTGCAGGCGGCGCGCTGCGGACGATCACAGAGGTTGTCGATAGCAGCAACCTGACAATCGCGCCGTGGTCCGGCACTGTCTCCGCGCAAGCCTACGTCATCTATTACTGTTCGCCGCTGCGCAACGCCAACGGCGAACTCGCGCTGATGGCAAGCAAGCTTGTGAACGACATCACGGGCGACGGCTATTTCTTTTATGTTTCGTCTGGAGCCGATCCCGATCCTTCGCAAGGCCGCGACGGTCAATATGCGCGCGATCCGATCAGCGGCCGGCAATGGGTCAAGAGCGGCGGCGTGTGGGTGCTGAACGCGCAAGGCGCGCAAGTTAATTTGGGACTGTACGAGTCCTGCATCTAAGCAAGAGGAAGCAATATGGGAACGTCTCCCGTTTTTATCGCGACGCCAAAGCAGTGGCAGGCGGCGCTCTCTGCCGCGAACACCAACCGCGACGGCACCGGCACGCTGGTTGATGTAATCCCGACGCCGGGAAGCAGCGGATCGCGCGTTGACCGTGTGAGGGTTCAGGCAATCGTCACGACGACGGCCGGCGTGATCCGCCTCTATCTGTACGACGGAACGAACAACTATCTGCTGCGGGAAATTCTGGTGACGGCGGTAACGCCTAGCACGTCGCTTGAAGCATGGTCCGCCGATGTTGATCTCGATGGCCTGATCCTGCCGAGCGGGTGGAAGCTGCGAGCCTCGACGCATAATGCGGAAGCGTTTCGCATCTTTGCGCGCGGTGGAGATTTCTGACGATGTTTGCACAGTCGGCTTCGCACGGCATCGGCGGCGATCCGCTCAAGTGGGGCTATGCCTGCACGCTGACGGCTGGCTCTGTGCTGCCCGTTTCGCGAAAGGGCAGCATCTACATGGTTGACGGAAGCGGGACCATCAATCGTCTCACGCCGCTTCCGAATGGCGCTGTCGTTGATTTGCACTTCAATGCGGCTCCGACGCTGGTTCATTCCACGCTGCTGCTGTTGCCTGGATCGGCAAATGTCACGGTGGACGCGGGCAGCGTTGCGCGCTTTATCTCGCTCGGCAACGGCGTCTGGCGATGCGCTGCGCTCGATACGACATATGGTCGGCAACTGGCTGCCGCTGTATCTGCATCTGCTGCACGGACAACGCTCGGACTTGCCAGCGTCCCGCGTGAGGTGCTGACGGCGAATCGCACCTATTACGTTCGCACCGATGGCAGCGACAGCAATAACGGTCTAGCTAACACGGCTGGCGGCGCTTTCCTGACTATTCAGAAAGCCATCGACACGGCTGTCGCGCTAGACCTCGGCATCTACAGCGTCACGATCAATGTGGCCGATGGCACCTATACCGGGGCCGTCGTTCTCAAGGCGTATGTTGGCGTCGGCCCGATCTATATCACCGGCAACACCGGCACGCCGTCGAACGTGGTCATCAGCACGACAGGCGCATCAGCTATTGCTGGCTCCAGTTGCGGGACGTGGACGATTGGCGGAGTGAAGGTACAGACCGCTACCGCTGGTTACGGTGTGTATATTCAGGGCGGGACAAGCATCGTCACGCTCAACAAGGTCGACTTCGGTGTAGTTGGCGGCGTCTATAGTCACATTCATGCCGCGCTCGGCGCGTCGATTACTATCATCGGAAATTATACGATTTCAGGAAATTCCGGAAACTCTCACTATTACGCAATCGAGAACGGCGTGATTATCATTGGCGCTGTGACGGTGACTCTCTCCGGCACGCCGACATACCAGCGGTTTGCCCTCGCCTATATGGCCGGTCTCATCAGGAGCGCAGCCACGTTTTCCGGAAGCGGCACTGGCGTCAGGTACCTCGCAATAAAGAATGGCTCATTCGAGGTGTACAGCGCAGGCGCGAATTATTTTCCTGGAAACAGCGCTGGTTCTGCTGATGCAACGAGTTCGTATTCATGATCTCATATCCCGATCCCTCA